AGTGATGTTGTTGCCGTTCAAACCAGTCGTGAAGGCATCGGTGTCGATGATGGTGACTTCAACGATCACGTCAACAGCGCTTGAAATGCTCGGCAGCTCCATCTTGTGCATCCATGTGATGTTGTCCCGCTGCGGCATCAACAAGCCCTGTACGGTCGCCTGATCAATGGCGATGAGATTTGTTTCCTCAATTTTTTGCCGATACACCTTGATTTCGTAAGTGATAAATGCATCAACAAAGGTGCTGCCAACACCAGCGGCATAGTTAAACAAACCGTTGGACAGATTGAACGCAACGTTAAAGTTTTCGCGTTGTGCGTTCAGACGCGGAATGCTGGCGGTAACGCTGGACGAATTGCTTCCAGTCGCAAGGATGTTGACAGTGGCATTCGAGGCGGCTGGCTGTGTAGTCCTGACCTGAGTTGTTACATAGGTTGGAGCCAGCAACCCAGATCCGGGCGTCAATGCGCTGGTCAGCACCTTTTGCGGGCGGCCATAAATGGGAAACCCTGCATATGTTTGTCCTGTCGCCTTACGCACTACAGAGAACTTGCTGTTCAGCCTTGTAACCATTGGCTGGATGGCATTCGTTACGTTCTGCGTAGATGAGATTTTGCCATCACTGGAAAACACAGTCTTGTCTGGATAAACGCGCCGCACAACAGCACCAGACACGTCGGAGAACGTCGTTGTCAGCTTCTCGCCGCCAATTAAAAACGTATCTGGTCCGGGCTTCTTGATGCTGTTCAGCGGCGGGTCAGACTCATCGGCCACTTCGACCTTGGAGCGCAGCAGATGGCTACCGACCAGCACACGGCCATACGCCAGCGGCACCGTGGCACCAATGCCAACAGTGTTTGCAGCACCTGTGTACGCATACGACTGTGTGCCTTCAGCGCCACGGGTGACATTGGTCGCTCCACCTGTTCTGTTGCGGCTGCCAAAGCGATCATTCGTCAGCGTTGGGATTGTTGGCTGAGGCGACAACATGCTTGCCACGCCGCCTAGCACCAACGATGCGCCAATGCCAAATAATGCGTTACTCAAAAATGGAACTGCGCCAGCGGCAGCGCCGCCAAAAATGCCGCCAGCAGCAGCAACGCCAGCTAATGCACCACCAAAACTGATAAATGACAGAGCGATCAGACCAATGCCCGCAAGGATCTTGCCGAAGTCACCACTACCAGTAACGACCGGAACAATCGTTAGCTCGTGTTGACCAAACGGCAGCAGCAGTTCGTCGTAGTCCATATCCTCGCCACCTTGGATGACGCGGAACCCGATGCCGTTCTGCTCAGACTCAAGCAGGTAATTCTTGAAGTCCGGCCTGTTGATGCACAACAACTTGATCGCGTCTGCCGGATGACGCAAGTTGTGGTAGGTGTACTCAGCGCCGAATCGTTCGCCCAGCTCACCCAGCAGACGAACCCGCTGCATAGCGATACACCGCAGCAATGCTTCTCACATAATAACTGGACAGCCACTCCACGGCACTGGGCGCATCACGCTTCTGGTGCAGGATCTGCCACGGTTCCACAAAGACCGCAGCGTGCATCGGTTCGGCAGTGCCCAATTTCATGATTGCCACATCACCAGCACGGCGATCCTCAAAATCAATGCGCTCAAAGCCCAATGCCACCGCCTCGCGTAGGTAGATGCTAGGCGTCAGCTCCAGATCGGCAGGCCGCTCGAAATCAGGCAGCACAATGCCCTGCAGCGCAAAGTAGTCACGGATAATCGTGTAGCAGTCCTGCTTGCCGTAGTCCCAGCTACGACCGATCAAGGTTCGATAGTCAGCCATTGATCCTGCGGCACCTGATAAATGAACCACGGCACATCGCTTTGTGTACATGCCATGCGATCCAGCCCACTCGGCTCTTGACCTTTGGGATGGCTGTGCACAATGCCAACAATCTCACCGTTCAGACTGGCGCGGCAATAATCACGCGGGTCCAACACGAAATGCCGCTCTGGCTCATCGCATAAATTCCTGCAAGGCCAGTAGATCTGTTTGCCATTGCTGATCACCAGCAGCCCACACGCCTCAAGCGGTGCATCGCGCTTGGCATGATCTTCGGCGTCAGATCTGGATGCGGGATCCAGGGAAACCGCCATGAGGTAAATCTCTGATGCCCTGTGAGTTGAATCTAATTCTGCAACTGTTGTACCGCTTGCCGCATACGTCCTGATCTGCGGAATTGACCACATTGTCGTTCACATCAAAGTACGCCGTGCCGCGATAGCCGCATTCAGCACCGCGATAACGCCATGGGCAATACTCCATGATCTGCCGTCCAGGCAGCGCAAGGTTGGTCAGGTCTAGTTTGCTGGTCAGTTCAAACTCGACAAGCTGGATGTTTTCCTTGCTCACACGGTCGATGTAGTACACCTCATCGGCAAAGCGTGCCGTTGGATCTGCTGTTGGGTTGCCGCCTGAGAAGTTGACAGCATCAAGGAACTTCTTGCAGGTACGGATGCGCGTGACTTTGGCCTGCAGCGGGTTGTACGCCAGCAGCAATGCCGAGATGGCACCAGTGGCGTTTGCAACGCGCATCGTTGGCCGTGGCAGCGTGCCCTTGGAAGACATCTCAAAGCCTTCCATCTCGATCGGCGTTGCAGCGTAGGTGATGCCACCAAACACCACGTCAGCGGTCAGGTTGTTGGTGCCAGCGTGATAATAAAAAACGGCATCGACGCCATTGATGGCAGCAGTCAACTGCATCTGATACAGATCAATGATCGCTGACGGCTCAAGCGATTGGATCTGTTCTTGAATTGACGTTGGGATCGTCATGCTTCAAATACTTGCCTGAACTGCGCCGTAATCGTTGCGCGGCCTGTGTAGTTAATCTGCTTGTCCCACTGCTGGCAGACCCACTTGTAGCTGGTGCTTTCAGCAGGCGGCGTCCAGTCGAATGCCTCTTGACCGGCGCGTGCATCAAGGAATGCTTCGATGGTATCGGCGTTGGCTTCGGTGATGTTGTTCCAGCTCAGCTCCCATACCTTTGGATTCTGGTTGATGCCAAATACAACCCGCTGTTCATAGCCAGAGCCGAACTGCACAGCATTAACCTTTGGCTCGCTGCGCTTGATGGCGCCATAGCTCGGCGTAATCGACGGGAATGTGGCCATCAGTACAGCAAGCCTCCGGGACGCTTCTGCTTGACCAATTCTGCCTGCACCGCTGCACCGATGACAGCACCCAGCGCCTTGGCCTGAGCGCCATCACCTTGGACGTTGCTGCCACTGGCGTCTACGTTGACCACCACATTGGCACCACCGCCAAAGCTGCCAGTCGGTGCAATGCCACCGCTACGTCCCGGCATGAACAGCTCAGGACCACGCTCGCCAACGATGTATGGCTGACCGCTGCGGACACTACCGCCGTTGGCACGGAACCCCAGCCCAACTGTGCTGAACGGAACCGAAGTAAAACCTCCGGAAATCATCGACGAACTTAAAGCACTGCCTGATACGCCTGCGTAAGAAAACCCGCCAATACCGCCACCACCACCACCAAACAATCCGCTGATGGCATTGATGGCTTTTTGGATAACAAATACTTGCAGCAGTTGGTTGGCGATGTCGATCAATACGCCAGAAGCGATACGCCGGAGACTGCTACCAAAATCTTCGCTGCCTTGGATCAAAGCATTAAACGCGCTGGTCATGCCTTCGCCAACTGTGTTGGCAATGCCATCGGCTAGCACCTGCTGCTGCTTTTGTTGGTCTGTCAATGTATTTTGCAAGCCGATAATGCTTTCTAGAGCAGCAATTTGAGCTTTAGCGCTTTCGTTCTCTTCTTTGGCAAGCTCTCGCTGCATATCGCGTTGATTTGCAACAAAATCATTTTGTGCAGCAAAGATGATTGCCTGCTGAGCGCGGACATTAGTTTCCTTCGCAAGCTCTTGTGCGTAGCGATATTGCAAATCCAGTTCGCGCTGTTGACTTTGCAACCTAGCCACTTGCATTTTGTCGCCTTTCATTTCAGCAGCAGCAATTCTGTCCTTTAGCTCTGAATTGAGCCTAGTGATTTGCCCCTCTGCCAGCCTGCTACGAATTACTTCAGCAACTCGATCAGCCTCTCTTCTTGCAGCTTCCGCGGCACGCTCAGCCTCGCGGGCTGCTTTGCCTTTGGCAGCAGTAGTGCCAGTTGGCGCAGTTGTGGTTCTAAGCGTCTGATTATTACGCTGCATAAAATCGACTTGTTCCGATCCGGGAATATACCGACCGAACCTATCATTCATCGCTCGCTGGCGATTTGCGCCGCCACGAATAATGCTAGTGCCAAGATTGGTGGCGCCTCGAACCACTTGCATAGCCCAGCCTGGTGGCGTAAGGTTTGCAAAGTACCATTGCAGTTGCTCTAAACCGTTTAGCAATGGTGCTAACTTGCCCGCCATAAACTCGAATGCCAATGCAACATCTCTAATGTTTTGACTGCCATCTTGCAAAGACCGTGTAAGTGCTTTTATGCTTTCAATAACCACAGGCATCAATGCTTCAGATATTGCAACTTGGAACTCTTCAAAAGCATTTTGCAGGTTTTTAACTTGCTGAGCTGGACCTTGCATTGCCGCCTCAAGCTGCCCAGCGCCATCAGTTGCAGCACGTTGAAGCGCACGAATAACCACATCGCTGGTGATCTTGCCCTCTTCGGCAAGCTCGCGAATTTGGCTGACAGGAGCATTTAACTCTTTGGTCAGAGCAACAACAAGTCCGGGTGCCTGTTCAAGAACAGAATTAAGTTCTTGTCCGCGTAGCACGCCAGATCCAAGCGCTTGAGTTAACTGCAGCAATGCGCCTGCTGACTCAGCGGTCGTTGTTCCACTAACTTTGGCGGCAGTATTGAAGCCAACAAATGCAGACTCAATGTCTTGCAGGCTGACGTTCAAAGGTCGTAAACGCCCGTAGAGCTGCGCGAATTGTTGGTTCGATTCAGTAGCACTTAAGCCAAATTGTCTTCCGGTGCGCGCCGCTGCTTCTTGAGCCTGAGCGACTTCGTTGTAACCTTTAGCAAGAAAAGTCAATCGACGCGATGATTCTTCGCGCTGAATGCCAACATCAACCGCTTGCTGTGCAATGCGCAAAGCGCCATAAGCTGCGGCAACTTTTGCTACGGAATTAGCCAGTCCGACAAGACTAGATGCCGCTTGTCCGGCATTAGCCCTTGTTCTGCCTAATGCCGAATTGGTGCCATTTACGGCTTGTGTTAATTGTTGCGTAGAAGAACTGGCGCGTCCAGACGCATTATTAACTTGCTGCAAGGCTTGTATAGCCTGCCGCGCATCAACCCTAAGCTCGACGTTAGAGACTGCCATAGCGCCAGTTTACTTGCGTCTGGCTTTGTCCATAGCCTCCTTCTCGCGTTCGCCTTTCAGCTCGTAGTACGCAGCAAAGTGCATGAACTCTGCATCGGTCAGTTCAGTCCGCAACCGGCTGATTGTCATGCCAAGCTCAGATGCCAGGAAGAACTCAAAGAAGAGCCAGTTATCCTGGCTCAGTCTTTTTTTGCTTCTTCTAGGCTCTCGTCGCCGCCAAGGCCAAACAGGAACAATTCAAGCTCATTCAGCACGCTCTCAGGCAGCTCGCGTTGCAGCTTGGCGGCATCAGCAGGTGCAAATGCTTTCTTGCCGTCTTCCAGCTCTGCCATCTGGCACAGCATCTGTGTACTGATCTCCAGAGCCTCGTCGCTACCGGCCAGCGTGGTGGCACGCTTGCGGTCGGCGCGTGTGATCGGCTTGAAATACAGATCCAACACCGCTTCGCCTGCAGCATTCTTGATGCTGAACTTACGGCGCTGGTTAAGGTCAAAAGCCCCAGTGAGCAGGTCAACGGGGCGCTGTGAGGCTGGCATCAGATGCTCAGGGTGAGAGTACCGCTAGAGACGAAATTGATAGTCACAATCTCGATCTCGCCAACAGTAGCGGAGTATTCGGTACTTGTCACCACAATGGTGCCGGTGATCTTTTTGCCGCCGGTTTCGTCCAAATACAGCTCAACCGCTGCATCAGCTTCGTCGGTGACTTGGTTGGCATCTTTGATCAGGTCCAGCTTGTCGCCAGCGCTGGGCGCGTCGTACATCACCTCGATGGTGCCGGTGCCGCTGATCAAGCCGCCGATGTTGGCACGGTAGGTGTCGCCGTGAGCGGTGGCATCATAGGACTCCTTTTCGACGGTCATCGACCACGACCGCACTGCAGCGATCTCGGAAAGACCACCGCTGCCAGCCTTGTCAAAGAAGACTGTGCCTTGCTGCCCGCGATAAAAAGCCATGATCAGATGTCCAGAGTGATGGCGCCGTTGGTGACGAAGTTGACGGTGATCACTTCGATCTCACCAACGGTAGCCGAGTATTCAGCCGAGGTAATCACGCCGTCAAAGCTGATCTTCTTGGTGCCGCCGGTATCAAGGTACAGCTCAAACAGGGCAGCGCCTGCATCGTTGGCAGTGTTGACATGCTCGATGAACACGTTGGTTTCATCGGCGCTGCTGGCGGTGTACATCAGCTCGCAAGTGCCGCTGCCGCTGATCAAGCCACCTACGTTGGCGCGATAGGTATCACCCAGTGCAGTGGTATCGAGCGATTCTTTCTCGACGGTCATCGACCACGAGCGAGTGCTGGTGATTGCTGCAGCGGCGGAGCCAGCGTCGTCGAACTTAACGCTGCCTTGCTGCCCTCGGTAAAAAGCCATGGTTAGAGATCCTCGAAGGTTTCAAAGGTCAATCTGACCTGTGTTTGGAAGAAACCCTCTGGCGCCGGCGTAGCCACTACCTCGGGTCCGATCGGCGGGTCAAAATGAACACCGCTGACTATGACCCTATTGTATAGATCCCTGATGCGCTTGCCGATCGTTAAGTTAGCGCCCGGACCAACGCCAAGTGGCGTAAAGATGTTGATGGCAACAACGCCAATGATGCTGTTGTTGCTGCCAGTGGTGCCGCCTTGGGTCAGGTATTCATTAGCGCCAAAGCTGACAAGGCATTGCACCCATGAGCTGTTAGGCGTCGGCACATAGGGTTGATTGTGGAACACCACCGGAATAGCAGGCGACAGCGCCAGCTCTGTTGCAAGCCTGCCTTCAACGGTGGCGCGGATCGTGTTGAGGTTTGCAGCAGCCATCAGCCTTGCCTCTTAATGCGTTCCCAGTTGGTGTTGACAAAATTCTGCATCTCACGGGCTGTGCGATCTACCCAGCCGGCAGGCGCTTGTTTGCTGCTGCCCTGCGCCAATGATTCAGCGTAGGGCAGGTTGTTGTGAACGCTGTAATAGTTGCCGAGCTTTTCTTGTCCAGCTTGATAATTGTCGCCCTTAGGCGGCGTAATGGCAGCGCCGTATTGACCGTCAGGCGCAGGCGTACTGGCCGCGGCATTCTCGCCAATCTGCCAGCTAAAACGAAATCGGCCAGTGTCAACAGGGCTTTGCTGCTTAAGCCTGCTATCCGTTTCTAGCACCGTCACGCGCAACAGCTTCTCAAGCTGATCGCCCATGTAGTTACCGATCTGGCTGATGGGCAGGTTGCTCATGCCCTCAGGATAAGCTCGTAGGTGATGGCTGTATTGTCTTGCTCAATCGTCTGGATGCGGATGATCTGATGCACGACTGAGTTGATCAGCACCTTGTCAACCGTCGTAGGCGTCGTACCGTTTAAGTCCTTGGCTGCAACGATTAGCTTCTTGTCACCTGCCTGCACTAACTCATTCACTTCACGAATGTTGACATTTTCTAAGACACCTTTGACTCCTATGTCGGTAGCCGTCTCGGTAACAGCGCCAGTTGTCGTGTTGTAGCTGCTTAGCGCAATGCTGCGGATTGTGACATCGCCGCCCAGCTTGGCAAGCACCTTGCTGGCAACATTCTGCAGCGATAATGCCAGTGACATCAGAGTTTGTAGGCAACAACCGAACCAGATGCAAGGTCGATGCTGGTAAACACGCCTTCCAGTTCGCAGCTTGCGTTCAGCGTCACACTGGTCAGCGCATTGCCCGTGTAGTCCTGCGCAGTCAGCGCCGCAATTACGGTGTTCTCAAGTGCCACAATCTTGCCGAAGCGGCCAGTGTGCTCAGCTTGATCGTTGATGTATTCAGCGGCGGGGTACTTGTAACTCATGTTCAGCTCCTGCGGATTGAGAAGTTTCCAGGTCCACTAATTCTAAGCCCTGTCAGGTAACGCTCCATCAAGGGCGGCACCTTATCGGCGCCGACAGCGCCATAGCCAAGATTAGGCGTCACGTCAAGGCTGCCGATCTTGACGTTCTTGTAGTCCTCAAGCCCGCTAAGCCCTAACGCGCTGGTGTTGTTGTGCAAGAACACCGCCAACACGACCTGTGCGTATTTGATTTGCGTCGGAATCTCGGTATCGGTGAAATAGTCCGTCGTGATACGGAACGGGAACCCTACGGCGTAAGTGTTGATGTAGGTATCAGGCTTGCGCACGCCCGTACGCGGCCACTGCAACGCCTGCGTATCGGTTGCCCTTGCGCCTAAATACCGTTCACGGTCTAGCCGTTGCGTCGCCGTAAACAAAGCACGGTTGCGGCTATCGGTGTTGCCACTGCCCCAGTGCTGAACATCTGCATCTTGGACAAAGCCATCAATAATGGCAGTCGCTTCTGCAAGCGTCACATAAGTATTGGCCGCGGCGCCACCAACGGTTGCATCAAGGACAATCGCCATCAGCCTGCTCCAGCTTGGGCTTTACAGTCCGCCGCCGTTTCGGCTTTGGTTCTTCCTGAATTGTAAGCTCTGGCATAGAAATAGAGGCCACCTCCGAAGAGGCAGCCTCACGTTCACGCAGTCGCCGGAAAGCGAACAGACCCATCAGACGCGCTTGAGCAGCACGGTCAGGATCACACCAGCTAGAGCGGTGGTGGTGCCGGTGACATCCAGAGACAGGCGATCGCCAGCCTCAAGGGTCAGATTGGCGGTGGTCGCGGTCAACGCAGGGGTCTGCTCAGTAAGAGCAGTGCCCTTGAAGTCGATCTTGGTGTCGCCCAGCAGGTCATCACCAGCAGTTGCGGCTTCGGTGCCTTGGCAACGACGAATCGTGCCAGAAACAGCGGAGCCATCAGTGCCAGCGGTGACATGGACTTCACGCACTGCAACCACTTCGCAATCAACAGGAGCGGTCCAGAACTGCACATCAGCAACAGTGCCGCTGATGTAGTGGGTGGCAGTCAGGTACTGCTCGGTACTCAGTTCAAACTGGGAAGGTTGTGCCATGATCAGTTACCTCAATCCATATTGGACAGGTTAGTGGCGCGCACGATGCCGAGGTTTTTCAGCTCGTACACCTTCGACCAGTTGCCAACCGTTTCGAGCTGAGCACGAGTCGGATTAGCGGTGGTCACTGCCCACTTGGCACCAACAGGGTGGTAGCAGTAGTGCAGGTCGATCGACATGGCATCGCTCTTGGCGAGGATGTCACGATCGGTTTCGGTCTGCATTGCCATCTGCTCACCAGAGGCAACAGCGCCAGCGGTGAAGAAGTAGGTGGCGTACTCGGTATTGGAACCACTCTCAGCGGTTTGCACGTCATCAGAGACGATCACGCGCAGACCCATGAAAGTAGGAACTGCAACCGAACCAAAGGCAGTAGCGGTCGAACCTTGCGATGCGCTGGTGTCAGCGGCACCGGTGTTGTCGTAGATGTAGTCGATCGCTTTGCGCTCAACAAGGTCGTAGTAGACCTTGCTGTGGCAGCACATAGCGGTCAGCTTGTCACCTTGATCACCCAGCAGTGCGCGAGCCTCTGCAACGTGGCGGGGGCTAAGCACAGTGGGGCTATCGCCAGACCCACCGTCGATGGTCAGGTCGAAGAAAGCAGCGCTGCTAGTGGTGGTGTTGACAGAGCCAAACACGCCGCCAAGGCAGGACAGCAGGTCCTTCTGACGCTGGTTAGCAACGTAGTCAGCGATCTTGGCGCCAATGGCAGCCATCGGGTCGGCACCAGCAGCCAGAGCTGCCAGATCACGAGCCTCGAAAGCACGACCACGGTGCAGGATCACGCCAACTTGCTTATCAGCAGTGATTTTGCCGGGGGTCAGCGAAGAGCTGTCAGACAGCACCTCGAAGTCGCCAGACAGGTTGGCCTTCCAGAAAGGCACGTTGATAAAATCACCACCCTCAGCAGCATTTAGCTCCGCCATGGGCTGCACCACGCCGCTAGCCAAAAAGGCATCACGCTGCGTGGTTTGCTCAATGACGTAAGGCGTAAATACCTCGGGGATGATGATGTCAGAGCGAAGAGTCGCCATGAGTCATCCTCAGAATTGGTTTACGGTGTGGGCGCAGCCCTAAATCACCAGCGCAGCCGGTTGGCAATAGCTTAACGGTTCGCCATTGCTTTCATCCGATCATACATGTCACGGTCTGTTCTAAACAGACGTGCTTGCTCAGTCAGATTGAATGTTTCCTTGTTGAACGGATTGGTCATACCGGGCGGAATGCTGTTGCTGGTAACACCAGCAGCCGGCGCACCACTGCCTTGCGGCTTGGGTTGCTTTTGCATCCAGCTAGGCAGCGTCTGCTTAGCCCATTCGCTAACAGGTGTGCGCTGGTAGCCGTCAACAACAACCACGGTGCCATCAGCTTCGCGCTCGATCTTGTCGGCACTCAGTTTGGTCTTGAGCACCATATCAGGATCGTGCACAATGTCAGCCAATGCCGTGACCGCTGGCGTAATCAGCTCTAGCTCTCGGACACGGGCTTCAAGGTCGCTGATGCGCTGGTCCTTTTCTGCCGTCGCCTCACGGAACTGCTGCTCCAAAGCCTGTCTGGCTTCGGTGTATTTGCCTTGGGATTCAAGCTGCTGCTGCTCGTAATTGCGCTTGAACTCAAGCAGTTCTTCAACATTGACACCATCAGGCAACTTCTTTGACTTGGCTTGCCGTAGCTCAGCGATTAGTTCTTGATTTTTGCGCTCAAGTGCCTCGACGCTGCGCTGCAACGCTTCGGTATTTTCAACCCCAGTAGCCGCAAGCTCCTGAGTTTGTGTTTCGTCAGACATGGATAAGCCGCAGGCTTAATTACGCTGTCATCGTAACGGCGCGGCACGATCGTGTCAAAGCGTGAATGGGATACGCCTGTCCGTCAGCCGTGGAATCCGCTCATCAAGCAATGCCTTGATGCGGTAGATCGGCATGAGCATCTGTATCGCACCACTGGCAATGGCTGGCACGCTGCCAAAGCTCAGGATCTGCGGTGGTACATAGCTGAGCTGAAAACGTGGATTCACGCGCAGGAGCGTGTCACCACTTCGTCTTGCTTGACCACCACGCAGCACTGAGTTTACCTTTAGCGATGTTGGCCGCGTGCCGAGCTTTAAACGATGCCCTTCTGGCTTTGTCCGCTGCTGATTCTCCTTTTCGTGCTGGTGAGCCAGATACGCCTTGCTGACCGAATCTGATCAGCTTGACGGTATCACCCTCCTTGGCGAGCACCGCATGGGATTTTGTCGGATGCTTCGGCGTCCGCTTCGGCTTGTTGTAGCCGTCAAACTGCTCGCCGCGGTAGGTGATCATCGCTTTGGTGCCCGCTTCAGTTCTGACCGTTTCTTGATGACCGAATTACCAGTTGACTCAGACTTGATCCGCACGATCGGATCGTCCATGCTGCCAACGCGGGTGACGCTACCACCGCCCTGCGTGGGTATGGTCGCCCGCTCGCCGCCAATGCTGGTGATAACGCCAAAGGTGCGGGTGCCTTGGTAGTTCCAGCTAACCCGGTCGCCGCGTTTCATTTCTTTTTGCCTCCTTTCTTGGGCATGGGCTTTTGAGGCTTAGCAGGTCCGGTGTACTTAGGCATGGCTTTAGCGCTTGGGTTTACGTTTGCGGCTTTTGCCGGCTTTTGCGTACGCGATTGCTGCCGCCTGAGCTGGTGTCTTGCCTGCCTTGATCTCGCGCCGGATGTTTTCGGAGATCACCTCTTGAGACTTACCGCGCTTTAGGGGCACCGTATCGAGCACGCAACTGATCCAAGGTTAGCTCTGACCCGTCGTCGCGGACCAGCTTGGCGATGGCAGCTTTGGGTCCATATTTAGCCGACAGCCGATCGAAGTAAGCAACCTTGCTGGCGCCTAACGCTTTGGCTTTGACTGGCAGTGGTTGCTTTGCAAGCCACTCGCCGTAAGATTGATCTGCAGGCACCTGTCCCGCAGCACTGGCACGGGTGCCTGTTGGTGGCGGTGTAAAGCCCAGCTCGTCGTAGTCGATCACCGGCACTGTCGTCGAGCGGCAGTTGAAATGTTGCGGCGGAGTTGGACCTTTGCCGTATTCAAACTCTCGACCATCCAATGCACGACAAATGCTGCTGGTGCGGGTATCCAGTGTTGCCACATAGCGATACTTCTTTGTAATGTCTTGATTAGCTTCATAAACCTGCTGGCTGGCGGTATTTGCCACTTGGTTGACGCTAGTGCGGATCAGCGTCAGCACCTGATTGTCTGCTACTGCCGTTGCCTGTCCGCCTGCTGCGATGAGTTGCGGCACCGTGCGCGCTTCTTCGCCGAACTGCAATCTGCCGATCAACCGCCTAGCGATTTCTGACGTCGGCTCGCCGGTAAGGAGTCCTTGCCTTACTACTTGCGAAAACCGCTCAGCTTGATCGACGGCAATGCCTCGAAATGCCTTTGCGACCACCTCGCCATTTGGCAGCGTAATAGTCGCACCTTGGGCAGCGGTCAGCGAAAACGTAGTCGGGGCGCCCTGTACAGCAGCAAAAAGGTCATCAGAAAGTGCGACCACGTTGAGCTGCGTCGGGTCGGTTGTAACCACCGACTGCGCAAACTGCGGGCTGATTTCAACGGTGCGCACTGCATCACGAGCACCGGCAGGTAGCGCGCGTGCTAACTGATCGGTGACAAACTCCGACTGCAACTGCGCGATGCCTTGCAGCTCTAGCGCGGTCAGCTCAGTCGCATCACCTGCCCAAGTAGCAAGGCTGTCTTTCAGTTGCGCCAAGATCGCGCGTAGTCTGGCCGCCTTGACTGGTGCCGCCAGCTCATCAATGACCCGCAACTGGTTGACGCTATCAATGATGATGTCGTTGTAAGCATTGATGATCCGCCGCGCGACGCTGTTGCTGTAGCGGTTCAGGTCAATCGCATTGCGGTATAGCGCCTCTGGTGTGCTCATGAAAGGATGCCAAGCTGCTCTGGTTTGTACTGCGATCTGATGCTGACGTTGGCGCCACGGGTCAATGCTGTACGTACAACAGCCGCAAATGCGTCATAGCCGTTCTGCCCATCTTCAAGTAGCACGATCTCGTCCACTTCGTCAGCTTTGCCCTGTTTGTACCACGTTGTGCGCACGATTGCCAGAATCTCATCCGGCAGTTTGCACATGGTGTAGTCAAGCTCCTGCCTGCGCGGCTTCTTCGGCTCCACTGCGATCATCACCGCTACCAGCCAGTCTGTCAGCCAGTCCAGTAGACGGTAGATCCATGCCCGCATTGGAGGTCGCCTCAAGCTCTTCGTCTACATCAAAATTATCGCCAAGGACATCGCCTTCGGCCAGCTCACGCAGCAGGGTTTCTTGGCTGATCGTGCCAGCGGTGTACAGCGACAGCAGGGCGGTAATGTCCTGCGGCTCAAGGCGTGCACCAAGGAAATCGCGGTTGACGTAGCTGCTGCCGGCAGCGGTGGCATTGCCAAGGTACTGCGCATGGAACTGCAGGCTGTTGTCGATCATGTCCTGCATGTTTTGCGCGATCACCATCATGGTGCTGTCGCCTTGACTGCGGTCGATGCGCTTTGCCTCGGCGGTCTCGGCACTCAGCTTCTGACCTAGCACTGCCGATAAGCCCAGCTCGTTGATCTGCATGGCAAGCTGCTCTAGGCGCTTGAACTGCGCCTCAAAGCTGCGACCCGCTGGCTCGATGTATTCAGCACGCCCTTCGGCTGGAAATGCGATCGCCTCACCGGGTCCGGCTGATACTTCTTCAGCAGCAGACGGGAATCCATAAAACGCCAGCATCGGCACGGCGCTGATGTGCAGTTGGTTATCAAGGTCCGACTGCACCTGATAGGTCTTTAGGTTCAGCTCTGCGATGTCTTCCAGCGGTGGGCGTGACTCCATAAACGCGCTGCGTTGCGCGTAGGCAATGCTGAACGGGATCTCGCTAAGGCTCGTGCGGCCTTCATCGACGATGGTGTATTCGCCGCTGTCATTTTTGCGGTGGATGCGGTATTCACCTGGCGTCAGCACACGCACTTGCTCGACTGCCTTCTCGCCAAACTCACCATCAGGCACGGTGACAACTTCGCTAAGCCTTAGCTGCGTTAGGACCTGTTTGCCCTCTTGCTGCTCAGTACGCCAGCCAAGGATCTGACGCGGCGTATAGGTCACCCAATAAGGTCTACCCCCATCAGCAGGCGCATCCACCAAAGTACCAATGTGGCCATAACGGACCATCTTGCGGGCTGCTTCATAGGTCCAGACGTTGAGGTCATTGCCTTGCAGGTCTACATCAAACAGTTGCTCGCGGATGACATCAGCGGTGTCATCCAGCCTTACAGGCTTGCGGGTCAGCATGCCAGCCAACATGCGCTCTAGGCGGATGTAATACGGCGGGCAGACGCTACGTGCTAGGCGGTTGTCGTAGGACTCGTCCAGTTCGCGCGGCTCCTGCGGCAGGTAACGGCGATGCTTTTTGCGCATCCCGTAGGTGCCTTGCAACAGATCTTCGATCAGAACCCAATGCGGCTCTTGCGCATACCAACTGGTGTTGGGGTCGTTGACTTTGGTGACGGTGCGCTCTGCCAGCGGCCTGTCATAGAAGTTGTAACCGCTATACACAGCGCACCAATGCCGACAATGCCGTCAGTTTAGGCGCTGGCACGCTGGCTGATTCTGATGTGCTTCAGCAGCACGTTCGCGGCCTGCGTCAACGCCAGCGATGTAGACGCACAGCAGCAGCACGATAGCGGCTGCGCGGTTGATCCAAGGGTTGTTGATCATCTCACTCGTTGATAAAGGCTTGAACTTGGCGACGGTCGTACCACAAGGTGCCGTTGCCAGATTTTTCGACGATCAGCAGGCTGCCCCAGAAATTGACAAACTCGTCAAGGGTGTAGCCAGCTTTTTCGAGCGTGTAGAGGATGTCGGCGGTGAGGTGTGCGGGACTGGTTGCCATGGGTGAAATCCGTTTGGGATGACCTAAGTATGGCACCCTATGCCGCCGTGGTCAACCCCCGTTACACTTGTTAATAAAGGCGCACTCCTGTGCCGCGGCCAGCGCCGGCGTGCAGCGGGTTGAACTCACGCCAGACCAGATAGCCCAAGGCGTCGTTCATGTGGTCAAAGCCGGCATCCTTGTCCGGTTCGCCCTTGTCGTTGTAGCACTGCAGCTCAAGGCACTCGATCACGCGCTTGCACTGTGCTGCTACCTGCAACCGCACCTGACCCTTGCCGTTCTCCAGCAAAGCCTGAACAGCAGCCACCCGATCACGGACGGGAGGATTGCTCCGCGATGACTGGTTGCTGAAGCCATAGCCCTCAAGAATCTGGATGTCAGTCTGGCTTGCGTTGGTGCTCCGGTTGCCGCCGCTGGCATCTGGGTAGACGTACACCTGCTGCTGCGGGTAACGTCTGCGGATCTCCTGTGCTAGGGCATCGGTGTCATGCGCGCCGGCGATCTCGTCGATCACGGTCAGCCCATTACCAAGCCGCACCGCGATGACGGCTGACATATTGCCAATGTTGAAGTCCACGCCAATACGAAGCGGCTCTGATGCAGTATCTGGTGGCTCCGCGATGCAGTGTTTGTCGCGGCTGAACCTGTCATACACCTGCCCTGTTGTCAGGTTGACAAACTCGCCGTCAAGGTACGCCCGCAGCAGGCTGGGGTCATAGTTGGCCTCTAGCCGCTCGATGAAGTCCGGCGGCAAGTGCGGGTTGTCAGCGGTGCGCATCTTGATCAGATGTCGGTCACTGCGCTGCTTGGCCTCATCGGTGCCGAACGTGTTCCACATCCACCGGAACCCTTCAGGCGTTGATGCCGCACCAAACTGCCGCACATTGCCACTGCGCAGGCGACCAAGGATTTTCGGAAATGCCTTATTAGCAATGCTTGGCGTCACGGTGTCGATCTCGTCCGCCAGCACCCATGCAAGGTTCAAGCCGATAATGCGTGACCAATTCTCAAAGCTGCGGCACAGGATTTTTGTATCACCGCCTGGCAGGTGCAACATGTACTCAGGCAACGGGCTAGCCCTGAACGTGTACGGAATGTCATACGCCTCAAGGAATGCCTCAAAGTCCGTCTGCCAGATGTCCCTAATCAGCGGTCCAGTTGGCTCCATCACCGCACCGATGAACCCTTGATTGGCCGCGGCCAGCATCACGGCCTTAGCGCATAGCGCCCGTGTCTTGCCGGCGCCATAGCCGGCGCTGATGCCTAGGATCTGCGTGCTGCTGTCATCTACAAACGCAAGTTGGCCGGGATGCAGGTCAGCACGTATGCGGTCCAGCAGTTCGCCGGTATCCTCAGGCGTCTGCTGCTGCATGAACGCCAGCAACGGCTGCGGCTCACAGATGCCGGTAACGAGGCTCACGACATTTCAAATCGAAGCAGCCTTGCTTGCTTATCAAGCGCCATCAGTGCCGTACCTAGTTGATTGTTGTCTGCCGCTCGGCGTTCATATTCCTGCAACCGCGCAAGGGCAGCCTCAAGCCATTGCGGGCGCGCAAGCTCTGCATCTAGCGCGAGGAGTTGGCGAGCACGAGCGATGTAAGCATCAGCTTGACGCTCACCAACCCCCCAGTTTTCTGACGCAAATTGTATAATTTGCCTTCTACTATGTGCACGCAATAGCAAGCTGTACACAGCATTTACACGCTGGTCAGATTCGGTATTGTTGCACTTGCGCGCCATTGGTATCAGTTACGGATTTGCACTGGCATAACTAAGTATGTCATATCCATGCTACTCGGCGTCAACACGACCGGAGCCGTCTGCGCATTGGCGGACAGTGTAACCGTTTCGGAATCACGCATCGCCTTGAGGCCATCCAGCAGGTAATGCACGTTGAAGCCCCAGTGGCCTTTAGCGGTGCCGTCGTAGGCGATGATTTCAGTGCCGTTGTTGGCATCGGCCTCAGCGGTGATGGTCAACTGCTTGCCAGCGGTCAGCTTGACGACATCCGCAAGGAGCGCCACACGCTCCAGCGCACGAGCAAAGCGGTGCCGGTCCAGCGTGATGGTGTGCTCAAAGCTGGCAGGCACCAATGCGGCCACATCGGGGTACTTGCCATCAAAGATGCGGCTGTAGATGGTGATGCCATCACCGGCATCGATGACGGCCTGACCAGTGGCGGTAGCAACCGTGACGCTGCGATCCTGCAGCAGCTTCATTGTGGTGGCCGGTAGCACAAGGTCGATGCCATCAGGCAGCTCTACCGGCACGCGCATGAGTCTATGACCATCGGTTGACTCCATGACGCCTGCTGCTAGGTGGATGCCTTGCAAGATCTGCTTGCTGGCATCGGTGCTGACGGCTGCCATGCAGGCGCGCACGCCAGCGGTCAGGTCCAACTCAGCGCTAGGAGCCTCTACAACAGGCAGAGCGGGGTAATCGGCTGCATCACACGCAGCAAGCCCATAAGAGCCGCTAGAGGCGCTTACAGAGCCATCTGAGAGGGTTACAGGCTCACCATCGTCCATGCGGCTAATCAAACCAGCCAGCAAGCGGTACGGCAATGCCACGGCGCCAGCGGTATCAACAGCAGCAGGCACGCGGACGGTGATGCCTAGCTCCAAGTTGAAACCGGTCACGGTCATGGCGCCGCCGTCGGCGGTGATGAGGCAACAGTCAAGGATCGGATGCGAGCTGCGCACGCCGATCGCTGGTGCAATGGTGCGCAAGGCGTGACTGAGGTCAGCCTGCGTTGTGATGAGTTTCATGAGGCGGCTTCGGTAAGGATGGAAATGAGCCGGTGATAGTCGGCTTCAAACGAGCTGACCAGTTCAGCCGGTATTGGCTGCTGATCATCCTGCGCATTGTCGCGGATAGCCGCGGCATACGCAAGCGCTTGGGTCATGCAGTCATGGAGTCGGTTGATGACCGGTTGCTGCTTGACGGAGATGTTGATGCGATCCATGTGATAACAAACGCGACGATGTGCTCCACCATGCGCCGTGGAATGTCACCACGGACGCAGGTAAGCGCTTCGGACACTAGTCGGTGATAGCCGGCAACGCTGAGTCCTGCGTCACAGTTCGCAACAAGCGCCCGCGACCGGATCAGCTCCGACCGGCTGACGCCCGCCATGGCTGCGTGGTGGTCTAGCACTGCAAGGTCTGCAGGCGTGAACCGGACTTTGATTTCCTTCATTCGGTGGCGGACGCAAAGAATGCAGTGTACAACAGCGTTTTCAGCGATGGCGGACGCAAGTAGGTCATAGGCGGACGCAAAAAACCTAGTCGTAGCAAGGGAGGACGCAAAATCGCGGTTTTTCCTTACCCCCTATATGTTTCACGTTTCTTCCCCCTTCTCGTTTTTCTATACACGTTATTTATCCCCTATTTGCGTCCGCCAAGGTAAAAAGATAGATATAGACAGGGTTTTTGCGTCCGCCATTTGCGTCCGCCTAGCGTCCGCCGTGACGCAAGTTGCGTCCGCCAACCGTCTCACCATGCGTCCATCTTGAGACCCTCGATAAGACGGTCTCTGGATTTGCCGCCTCGGGCGGACGCAAGTTTCGGGAAGATTTGGCGTAGCGCCGGCACCAGCAGCCGTGGCGCCTTGACCGTGCGGTCGCTCGGCGGGTCCATAAGCCAGCGGTCATTCTTATCTAGATAGCCCTCATCTCTGTACCAAGTTTGCAATGCATCCCAAACGCGCTTTACGGCCACCGATGAACCTTCTTCATAGTGCAATCCAATAGCGTCACAAAACTCCCAGATGTGACAACTTGCACGCCTTACATCTTCCATTGCCTGCCGGCCTGAGCTGTAATCAATGCCATGCTCAATGGACAGAGACAATCCCTCTAGCAGCCAATTTAAGAACGCTGGGCATATCTGCTGCTGGATAAAGTCTGGGTCATCCTTTAATCGTGGGTCGGCTTGAATGTGGCTTGATTCTGTAGGCGTTGCCATGAACGTCTTGCAAAACTTAAACACATGAAACCGCGTCTCAATGGCCACCTGATCGCCTGCTAGCGATGGGTCTTTGTTCAGGTTGAACACGAAGAGCGATGAGGGTACAAACTGCGATTCCTGTACACCTTTCAGCTCGTAAGACAGCTCTTCGCCGCTGATAGCAGCCTTGAGGGATTGCAGGTTGTCAATGTGTACAAACTGGCTGTTTTCAGATGACCAGTTGACCGATGCACCACGCAGCGGAGCGATCGGGAACTTGCGGCCTTGGTCGTACTGGCGGAAGTCAGCCAAGGTGCAGGACGTGAAATTGCGGCTGCCAAGGGTGTCGCGCAGGGCGGTGCGGATGGTGTCTTTGCCGTTGCTGCCTTCACCGATCATGAGCACGGCCCGTGGCCTGCCGCGTGTGGCGCGGTATTTGGTTAGGTCAAGACCACTGCCAAGGATGCGCTGCAGCGTGTCGCGGTCGGTCGGTTCAACAGCTTCGAGCAGCCGCCATAGGTGTTGCGGGTTTGCTTCGGGGTCGTAGGCATAGGCGGTGACGTATGTGAACGCCGTGTCTGGGTCGTGTGGCGTAAAGCTGTAGTTGAGCTTGCGGCCATTCCATGACCACGACACCACGCCATTGGCGCAGTTGATCGCATTTGATGGGTTGACTGGTACTGGGTCCAGCAGCCGCCGCATCCACACCAGCGCCTCATCGACGTATTTAGGGCGCTTCCATGGGTAGGAGTGCTCGCCAGTTTTGGCATCAACGACATGCATTTGCGACAGCAGCGCTGCAATGCTGGGCGCCAGCTCTTCATCGGTGATGGGCTTGTAATGGGTGCCGCACCAGTAATGGAGCACGTTGTCAACGCAGATCCAGCGTGGCGACTGTGACTGGAAAACGTGCTGGACCACAAGATCTAGCCATTCGGTATCGGTTTTGCTGTAGAGGCGCAGGTTGATGACCTCTGGCTCTACGGCTTGACGCTTACCACGAGCAACGGGAACTGGCGGCTTCCAGCCGTGATGCCGCGCCCAGTACCAAAAGGTGCCAGCACTGATCTGGTCGCCACCTGAGCTGGCGATCTGTTGCAACCCCTTCCATTCAGGGCTGTGCTGCTGCATGAGGCTGATGGCTTGATCTACGTCGCCGCAGGCTTTGATCAGACCCCAGAAAATGTTGCGGTAAATGTGGTAGGTGCCGGTACCCGGCTGCCGTGGCGGTATGCAGGCAAGCGCCTCGCGCACTTCATCAATGCTGCGCTCGATCGGTTCGGCATGGGACTGCGCTGGCTTTTCGTGCTTGTAATAGGTCTCAGACGGCAGCGCTGCTTCGATGTCTGCAACGCTATAGCGGTGCCCTGTATGGGACACCATTTGGCACATCTCGCCTAGCCCGCCATCAGCACCGACGTGGTAGGTGCCCGGCAATCGCATGACACGAGCAGGATTTTTGATGCTGCGATCTGCATCGGCGTAATCAAGCAAGCGAGCTTGCAGCAATCGCCAGTGCTCAATGGTGATCGGCTCGGACAGAACCCAGTAATTATGTATCGACTTGCCGCCGGTTGAGACCTGCATAGTCGGCTCTGGCAGCCGCAGTTCTTTCCATGCGGTGAGCTGCCAATCGGTTGGCCGGTTGTCCCATTCGCAGAAGAATGCGCGGCAAGTGGTGATGTCTGCATCCTTGTCGCCGCCGTCGTTGATGACCACATAAACGCCGCGGCCTTCGCGCTGCCATTCGTTAATGCGGATGCGCGAAAAACCGCCTTTGCGGCCAGCGTCATCAGCTTTCTTAGGATTCTCCGCGTGATAAAACGCCCGCAGGCGAATCTCTCCGGCAGGCTTGCCAAGCGCATGGACAAACTGCCTGCCCAGCTCAAAGTCAATTTTCTTCATGCCTGCTCCCTGTATCCAGTGGCGGGCAACAGACCTTGGCCGTGCAGCCGTATGGCCTGCTGGAGCAGCAGCCTGATCGCGGCGCTGCGGGAAATGGTCTGACCACGCCAAGAGTCCAGCCATTGCAACTGGTCTGGCGACAGGCGTAGCGGTATTGGTCTGGCAAGCGGCATCGGCTTCCGGCTGGGTGCTTGACAAGCGTATACGATTAGTCTACGGTGTCAAGGCCAAACAGTTCATGACATGGACAAGCAATGTTGTAAATGCCGACATTCGCACGCCAAAAGTAATTCATTGTTTGAATGCCGGTTTCACGCGCCTACGACTCAAATTGTTGGCGTAGTTCGCGACCTTGAGGATCAAGGATACGCATTGGCAATTTGGCCTGTTGTTGAGGCAGATGATTGGTGTTCTGAATTTCATTGGGACAACAGATAAACATTGAAATCAAATGACCTACAAAGACTTCCTAGCCTCAAAATCCACAGCCTGCGCGCCTGCAGGTTTTGACCCGCCTAGCTTCACCGCGCCGCTGTTCCCTTTTCAGCGGGACATCGTGACCATGGCTTGCCGTGTCGGCAAGTTCTGCATCTGGGCTGACTGCGGCATGGGCAAAACGGCCATGCAGCTTGAGTGGGCGCATCAAGTGCATCAGCACACCGGCGGCAATGTGCTGGTCCTAGCGCCGCTGGCCGTGGCGCATCAGACCGTGAGAGAGGGTGCCAAATTCGGCATCCCGTGCGCGTTCGCTGCGACGCAAGCCGACGTGCAGCCCGGCATCACGATCACCAACTACGAGAAGCTCAGTCATTTTGATCCAGCAGCTTTTGACGGCGTGGTGCTCGATGAGAGCAGCATTCTCAAGGCGTACACCGGCAAGATCCGCAACCAGATCATTGAGTCGTTCAGCCAGACACCGTTCAGGCTGGCCTGTTCAGCCACACCAGCGCCCAACGATCACATGGAGCTTGGCAATCATGCTGAGTTCATCGGCGTGATGACCCGCACCGAAATGCTGGCCATGTTCTTTGTGCATGATGGGGGCGACACGAGCAAATGGCGCCTCAAGGGTCACGCCAAGGACAAGTTCTGGGAGTGGGTCTGCAGTTGGGCGGTTACCATCCGCAAACCATCGGACCTTGGCTACGAGGATGGCAACTTCATCCTGCCTGAGCTGCGGATCCAAGACTGCACAGTTGAGACACCGCGCGAGGCTATGGCAGATGATGCTGTCCAGATGGCACTGTTTGCTATGGAAGCCCGTACGTTGAGCGATCAGCGGCAAGTGCGTAAGGCGTCACTGCAGATGAGGGTCGATGCCGCTGCGGCGCTGGCCAACGACAGCACTGAGCAATGGCTGATCTGGTGCGATCTCAACGATGAGTCAAAGGCACTCACTGCTGCCATTGATGGCGCGGTCGAGGTATGTGGTAGCGATAGCGATGACCACAAGCGCAAAGCCGCGATTGATTTCCAAGACGGCAAAATCCGCGTACTGGTCAGCAAGCCCAGCATCTTTGGCTTTGGCTTGAACTTTCAAGGTTGCCACAATGTCGCCTTTGTTGGTTTGTCACACAGCTACGAGGCGTTCTATCAAGCGATCCGGCGTTGCTGGCGTTTTGGTCAGCAGCATCCGGTCAATGCACACATCATCTACGACGTGGCTGAAGGGCGCGTGATTGAAAACATCCGCCGTAAAGAGGCGGACAGCATCGCAATGGCTGAATCAATGGTCACCATCATGAAACAAACCACTATGGAACAACTCAAGAAGATCCAGCGTCAAGTGGCGCCGCATGTCACTGAGCACAAGTCCGGCGACAATTGGGATCTGTACATGGGCGATTGCGTCGAGAGCATCAAGCAACTCGATTCCGATAGCATCCACTACAGCATTTTCAGCCCGCCCTTTGCGTCGCTGTACACCTATTCAAACAGCGACCGTGACATGGGCAACAGCCGTAATGATCAGGAGTTTTTCGATCACTTTGTCTATCTAGCCAAGGATCTGCATCGGGTGATGATGCCCGGCAGGCTGATCAGTTTCCATTGCATGAACCTGCCCAGCAGCAAAGAGCGTGATGGCTTTATCGGCGTCAAGGATTTCCGCGGTGACATGCTGCGCATCTTCCAGTCGGCTGGATTTGTGTTCCATTCAGAAGTATGCATCTGGAAAGATCCAGTGACTGCGATGCAACGCACCAAAGCGATCGGGTTACTACACAAGCAAGTGCGCAAGGATTCAGCCCTTAGCCGCCAAGGCATCCCTGACTATTTGGTCACGGTACGCAAGCTGGGCGACAATCCTGAGCCATGTGAAGGACCATTTACGAAGTTTGCCGGCGAGAATCCACCCGCCAAAACTGGCGACGCGATCAAAGACAGCATCAACATCTGGCAGCGGTATGCCAGCCCTGTATGGATGGACATCAATCCATCTGACACGCTGCAATACCGCAGCGCCCGCGCCAATGAGGATGAGCGACACATTTGCCCGCTGCAGCTTGAGGTGATCCGCCGCGGACTGCAGCTTTGGAGCAATCCAGGCGATCTGGTGCTCAGTCCATTTGCCGGCATCGGCAGCGAGGGATACGTCAGCCTGCAGATGCAGCGGCGCTTCGTTGGCTTCGAGTTGAAGCCCAGCTATTTCAACTGCGCGGTCAAGAACCTGAAGCAGGTTGAGGCACACAAGCAAGGGGAGTTGGTGTGATGCAAATCGTCTTAGATACTTGGACCTTTGAGGAATGCAGATTGTGCGCACTTCAAAGAGATTCCAACAGATTGAACTCAACGGATTACAGCAGCGACAAAACCGATGACAAAAGCATCTGGAGCTTTTGCGGCGTTGTAGGAGAGGTTGCATTGTTGACTTATTTCAATCTCAAACCAGATTGGAAGTACCTCTCTACTGATGAGGGCTTTTGTGGCGTTGATGTTGGAGAGCTATGGGAGGCTAGGTCAATGATGAAAGGGAGCAACAGACTGTTTTTGTGGTCTGATGAAATTCGCAAAGATTCAAAGCTTTCATGCGCTTGGAGCAAAATAATTGTCAATCTAGAAAGCAGAAGCTGCGAGATAGCAGGCTGGGCTATGGGTTATGAAATTGCTGATTCAGGCGTACACGCCAAATACGATTGCAAGCGCAGCTCGTATTTCCTGTCTAATTCTAACCTAAGGAATCATGTTGACCCAACAATTGATAATGACACAGCCATTTATCTGCATCATGATTTTTTAAACAAAGCTGCTTGATCGTCATGAACCTCCGCCCTTACCAAAGCCAACTAATCACCGACATCCGCCTGCAGTACCAGCTCGGCAAACGCACGGTGCTGGCGGTGCTACCAACCGGCGGCGGCAAGACGGTGTGCTTCAGCTACATCGCCCAGTCAGCCGCCAAGAAGGGCAACCGCGTGTGCATTTTGGTGCACCGCGCTGAGCTACTGGACCAAGCCAGCCGCAGTCTCACGGCGATGGGCGTGACACATGGTCGCATCCAATCCAGCCGCAGCATGGACCTAAGCCACGCGGTGCAAGTTGCATCGGTGCAGACCCTTGCGCGCAGGCTGCACAAGCTGCCGCCGGAGTTTTTCAACCTGCTCGTGGTTGACGAGGCGCACCACACCAGTGCTGGCCAGTGGTCCAAAGTGCTGCAGCATTTCCACAAGGCGCATGTGCTTGGCGTGACGGCTACCCCATGCCGAGGCGACGGGCGCGGCCTTGGCGACCACTACGAGACCATGGTGCTAGGACCATCAGCCCAGTGGCTAACAGATAACGGCTATCTAGCCAATGCCCGTGTGCTGGCGCCGCCGGGCTTCAACGCTGACGGCCTGCGCAAAAAGATGGGTGACTTTGACACCAAGCAAGCAGAAGAGCGCGTCACCACGATCATGGGCGATTGCGTAAGCCACTACCGCAAGCACCTGTCAGGCCAGACGGCAATTGCGTTCTGCTGCTCTGTGGCACATGCCGAAGCCGTAGCACGCTTGTTCATGTCCCAAGGCATCGCCGCAGCCAGCATTGATGGCAGCATGACAACAGACCAGCGCAGCGACCTATTAACAGCACTGGGATCTGGCAGGCTCAAGGTGCTGACATCCTGCTCACTTATTGGCGAAGGCGTGGACGTGCCAAGCGTCGGCGGTTGCATCCTGCTTAGGCCAACGCAGTCGGTGAGCTTGCACCTCCAGATGATCGGTCGTTGCCTGCGCCCCAATGGCAACAAGACTGCTGTGGTGCTTGATCATGTTGGCAACACGCTGCGGCTAGGCCATCACCTAGAAGAACGCGACTGGACCCTAGACGGCGCCCGCAAACGCGACCGCGATCAAGCACCATCGGTCAAGGTGTGTCCCGTGTGCTTCAGTACCAGCCCCAGCGCTGCACAGATCTGCCGCGAGTGCGGGCATGTGTTCGCACCACAAGAGCAACGCGAGCTGAAGGTGGTCGAAGGCGAACTGCAGGAGCTGCAACGCCAGCAACGCCGCGAGCAAGGTAGCGCGCAGACACTGCAACAACTCATTGCGCTTGGGCACCAAAGAGGCTACAAAAATCCTGTGGCTTGGGCAAAGCATGTCTTAGCCGCCCGTCAAACCAAAGGCCAATGGAGCAAAGTCAAATGAGCAAGTTTTGTATTGAGTTAAAGGGCATGATGCTGCCCGATGCCATCGCGGCAGTTGTAATTGCATGGCATGACGCGCAAGACACTGAACCGATAAATATTGATGATGAATGGCATGAAAGGGTGCGCAGCGAGATCAGAAGGCAGCATGGCAGAGGTTGGGTTTTAAGAAGTGTTGGAAAAAGTCGATTTAGACCGCAAGGGATGGCGCAACTTATCCACAGAAAATCAGATAACACCAAAAGTACTACTGTTTTGCCTTATGAATACAGTCATGAAAATGAAAACAAAATACTTAAATGCGCTCTGCATTTGTGTGAACAGGTCGCAATGTGTGAAGGCAATGTATCGTTGCAAGAGGCAGCCAAGGTAGTGCTCCCCTTTTATGCAGATGAGCGAACAACGCATCCAGCAGGAGATCCGCCTTGCCATCAGCAAAGGCGACTGCCGAGTGTTCCGCAATAACACCGGCACGCTGCGTGATGCCAATGGTCGCCCAGTGCAGTTCGGTCTATGCAAGGGCAGTGCTGATCTGATTGGCTGGCGTACGGTCACCATCACACCAGAGATGGTCGGCCAGCGGATCGCTGTATTCACCAGCATCGAGGTCAAGACGCCAACCGGAAGGGTGCAGCCAGAGCAGAAGCAGTGGCTTGAGGCGGTGCAAGCAGCAGGCGGCATTGCTGGTATTGCGCGCAGTGTTGAGGATGCCAAGGCGCTGCTAGCGGCACAACCAGATGGCGTGCCAAGTGCCAGCCATCAGCAGCAAGCCGAGCAGCCCTGACCACAATGCCACGCGCAGCTCATGCTCGCGGATGGCGCGGTCAATCAGTGCTTGGATCTCCTGCTGGCTCATGCGCGCAAGGTAGGCACGCCGCAACTGGACAGCCGTATTGGTTGTAACGGCATGTGACTAACCACACTTGACCAAGGCGGAGCATGGTGTACCATTGACGCACGCAGGCACCGACCTGCACTGCAAATCCCAACCATGACCACAACACTGAGCCTGATCGTCGCCCTCCTGCTGCTACCACTGCTGGTGCTGCTATGGGCAACCGAGTCAACCGAGCAACGCGCCAAGCGACTGCACAGCTACGGCTGGTCGCAGCGACGCATTGCGGAGCATATGCGCATCACGCGCTACCGCGTCCGCGTTGCATTGGCGTAAAAAAAACGGGGGCAACCACGCCCCCGCCCTTCCTTACCACGACAATTCTATGACTGATCACGACATCTACTGGACACTGGCGACCGCTTGCCAATACGGCGGCAGCTTTTATCAGGCATTGGCGTATGCAGGTCTCAAGGCAGACCCCAGCAACAAGCGGCGCATCCTTGATGCGTTCCCCGAGATGGTCGCCACCTACGGCACCGCCAGCCGCTTGCATCAAGGACTGCGTAGCGGAGCAGTGGCATGACCAGCTATGTAACAGGTAACAGCAAAGAAATAGCAGGATTGCTAGCGGCCTTTGGTATTGAATGCAAAGGCGTTACGGCATTTCGCTTAAATGTTGAGCCAGAAAGCGTTGTCCGACTTGAGCTAGAGCGATGCGTTACCGACGATGAAGCATTAGAGATGACTCAATGGGTACTAGCAAACAACATCAAAGCGGAGCAACTTAATGACCTCTAACTCTGACTACCACGCCGACCCAGCCGTCAGCGCCAGCCACTTCAAAGCGGTAATGCAATCGCCTTACCACTACTGGAGCCGGTACGTTGACCCTGACCGCAAGCCTGTCGAGCCAACGGCTGCGATGAAGCTGGGCAGCCTTGCCCATTGCGCCATCCTTGAGCCTGACGAGCTGCTGCAGCGCTACGGCGTCTGCGCATCACGCACCACCAAGGCTGGCAAAGAGCAAGCCGCAGCCATGGAAGCCGAAGGCATTGAAGCTGTCACCAGCAGCGACATGGCACTGGCGCTCAGCATGGCAGCAGCAGTCCGCAACCATCCGGCTGCATCAGCGCTGCTAGCTGACGGCAAAGCAGAGCAGAGCTTTTGGTGGGATGACCCATCCAGTGGCCTGCGTTGCAAGTGCCGCCCTGACTGGTACTTCGGCTCAACCGTGGTTGACATCAAGACCACTACGGACGCCAGCCCGCAGGCATTTGCCCGCAGCGTGGCGACCTTTGCTTACCACATCCAAGCGGCGCATTACCTAGCCGGCTTGCACGGCGCTGAGCGCTTTGTATTCGTCGCGGTTGAGAAAACCTACCCGCACGCTGTTGCGGTGTATGAACTCGACGCTGATGCGCTTGCATTAGGGCGAACCACGCGCGACAATGCACTTGACGTGATCGCTGGTTGCAGGGCTGCCGATGTGTGGCCGGGCTACAGCGACACGGTGCAAACCCTAAGCCTGCCTCGGTGGGCAACAAATCCCATTCAAACAGAGACATTCTGATGACCAGCAATTTGACCATTACCACTTGGACACCTGACCAAGTGCAACTGATCAGCAGCACCATCGCTCCGGGCTGCACCAATGACGAGCTGAGGCTGTTTGCCTATGCCTGCCAACGCACTGGGCTTGATCCGTTCAGCAAGCAGATCTATGCCATCAAGCGTGGCGGCAAAATGACCATCCAAGCCGGCATTGACGGCCTGCGTGCCATTGCCGAGCGCACCGGACAACTGGACGGTAGCGAGACCTACTGGTGCGGCGAAGAGGGCGATTGGCGTGACGTATGGCTCTCGGCTAAGCCGCCTGCCGCGGCCAAGACCATCGTGCATCGCAAAGGTAGTCAGCATCCATTTGTCGGTGTTGCTCGCTTTGCCGACTACAACGCAGGCCAAGGATTGTGGTCCAAAATGCCAGCCGCGATGATTGCCAAATGTTCTGAAGCGCTGGCACTGCGCAAGGCATTCCCTGCTGACATGTCCGGCGTGTACACCACCGACGAGATGGACCAAGCCACTGAGTCTGTAACAGTGACCACCGAGGCCGCTCCGGCGTTGCCTGCGGTCAAGGCCAAGGACACCAGCAAAACCTTTACCGCTGGTGCTGCTGCCATCGCCAAAGCCAAGAGCCTTGCAGACCTTGAAGAACTGCAACCGCGAATGACGAAACGGCTAGAAGATGGCGACCTGACGCAGGAGCAACACGACAAGCTCTTGCAGCAGATGCTTGAAAAGGAGGCGGAACTTGTATCTGACGACTGAACAACTAGCAGAGCGTTGGGGCTTGAAACCTAGTACGATCAAGTCCCAGCGGCTTCGCGGTCAGGGTCCGCCCTACTACACAGTGCCGCGGTTTGGCTTGCCACTGGGCGAGTCACGGGTCAGGTATCCATTACCGGATCTCTTGGCCTTTGAAGAAACACATTCCATCACTCCAATCAACCCATGAGTCTTTACGCATCCGGCGTTGTTCGTATCATCAGCGAACCGCAAATCAAGTTCTTTGATTCCGGCACCAGTGTTTGCACGTTTGGTGGCGGCATCAGCGAAGGCAAAGACAAAGACGGCAACTACATCAACAACGCCATCGACGTTGAGGTGTGGGGCAAAGGCGGCGAAACCATTGCTGACAACTGCAAAAAAGGCGACAGCATTATGGTGACCGGCTCTGTCCGCCGCCAGGACTGGACCGACAAGGAAACCGGCGGCAAGCGCAGCAAGCATGTGCTGAGCGTGCAACGGTTTGAGTATCTCCCACGCGCTAAGGCAACCGAAGTGGAGCCTGCCTTCTAATGGATGAAGCCACCCTCAAAGCAGCCTTTGAGGAATGGTGGCGTGACAGTTATGGGGTGCCTCCGGGCACCCATGCTGTTATGACGCACACCGCCTTCGCTGCATACATTTTGCAACTGATGGAGCTGATGCAGGATGACCGATCTAGTTAATCACCCGCCACATTACACGCAAGGCGACATCGAGTGCATTGATGCCATCCGCGCTGCATTAACGGCGGAAGAATTTAAGGGTTATTGCAAAGGTCAAGTGTTTAAGTACATCTGGAGGTCTGAGCACAAGGGTGCTTATGACCAAGACATGCGCAAAGCTAATTGGTATATGCAATGGCTGATCGGTTAGCCAAAGGCAAAGGCCGCAACTTTACGGTCAACATCCGCATGAGCCGTGAGGAGATCGAAGCCGCTCGCAAGCTAGGCGACGGTAACATTTCAATGGGCTTTCGGCAGGCCATCCGCTATGCCTGCTGGAAAGAGATGAAGCCGATCACGCTGAGCACTATGCTGCGCAGCGCGGCTGTTATGGCGCAAACCCTCGAAAATGCCACTCGTTCAAGTTCCATGCCCTAAGTGTGGTAGCCGCCGCAATTATGTAGCAGCCACCAATAGCACTAAAGAGGCCATCATCCGCCGCCGCAAATGCAATGCTTGTGACCATTACTGGTACACACGGCAAGAGCATGAGCAGTTGGTTTCACGCTACGACATCACCTACATCGGAAAAAAACCGATTATGAAACTCGATTGCGACCCCAAGGAACAGCAGCAGCGCCAAGACGAGCTAGAGGCGCGCTACGCCGCTGATGGGCGGCACGACAAAGACCATCCCATGCACGCCCTGTACACCGGACTAGCAGAGACCAATGATTCTGTGTGACTTCGAGATCCAAGAGCTGATCTGCAACGAAGGCATGGTACAAAACCATGATCCTGAGCTGGTTAACCCTGCCAGTCTTGATCTGCGGCTAGGTGATCTGATCCTGCTGGAATCCGTGCAATCGCACGAAATGATCCCGCTTTCGATCAAACACTACACGCCAGAGCACCCATACGAGCTGGTGCCGGGACAGTTTATCCTTGCGCAGACGGTTGAGACCTTCAACATGCCCGAGGATGTTGCTGGTTTGTTCTTCCTGAAGTCAAGCCGCGCGCGTGAAGGATACGAAAACCTACACGCCGGCTATGCCGATCCGGGATGGCATGGCAGCAGCCTGACGTTGGAACTGAAAAACCAGCGGCAGCTACAACCGTTGCCGATCTATCCGGGCTTGAAGATCGGGCAAATGGTGTTCTTCCGCATGAGTCAGCGCCCTGCGCTTAGCTATGCCGCTGTAGGGCATTACAACAACGACAAGCTAGTCACGGCCAGTAAGGTCAGCGAGCAGGTCTTTGGCCGCGTCAAGATGCCACGGCTCAACGCTGCATGATCGCATCGCTTCTGCTGCCAGCCATTTGATCTGTGATCGCTGGCTAGCTTCCTGCTCTGCCAGCAGCAGGCCGTACTCCAGCAAGGCGTTGTAATCCTTGGCGGCATGTAGCTGGCGCAACATGTTAGCGTTGGCAGCGCCATGAAATTGTGCTTCCATTGTGTGAACAAAAGGATTCATCATGTCTGACAGCATCAAAGACTATCTCAACAGTATTGCTAGACATCCACTGTTGACAGCGCAGCAAGAGATACAACTTGGCCGTCGTGTCGTCAGATGGAGAGAACTGCGCGACAAGGAGCAGTTAACCCCAGACGAGCGGCGCGAGCTGCGCAGCGGTGAACGCGCCCGTCAACGGTTTATTCAATCCAATCTGCAACTGGTCGTTCATGTAGCGCGCAAGTACGACCGCAGGCAGAACAAGACGCTAGAGCTGATGGATCTGATCCAAGAGGGCAATATCGGTCTTGCGCGTGCTGTTGAGTTGTTTGACCCCGCTCGGGGGTACAAGTTTTCGACTTATGCCTATTGGTGGATACGTCAAGGCATCACACGGGCGCTGATCATGCAGGATTCGATGATCAGACTGCCATCATCGCTGCATGAGCAGTTGTACAAGATTAACCGCACAGCACAAGATCTAACGCATAAGTTGTGCCGCCAGCCAACACTGATGGAGCTGGCTGATGCTACTGAGATGGATGCCAAAGATTTATCAATGATGCTGAAGCGTGCCTACAAGGTAACTAGCTTAGACCAAAAAGTGCAAGATGCCGAAAGCGGATCAATTTGCGACACCATTGCAGATCCATCTTGTCTTGAAGAAGATGTTGCAAGATCACAGGAAATAAACAGCATGATGAGATATTTTTGCAAGTATCTTGACCCGATTACGCAACAAGTAATACAGGCCAGAAACCTAGCCGTACCAGTCACTTGGACCGCTTTGGAAGATCAGATGAATATGAACAAAACCAGACTGCAAAACATCGAACGTCGTGGCATGAATCGGCTGCGTATGCTGATGAGTAACCCTTTGGACGATACGCCGCTTGGACATGTCACCACCAACAATCCATAAAGTCGGAGATATATACAGGGTATGCCTCAACGGCATGTGTAAAGATCATCGCCAAGCATGGCAGGCACTGGTTTTTTATCACCAGATGCTTAATCAGTCAACCAATCCTGAATCTTTAACGCGCGATCTTCTGTCCAAGAAGTTTGACGGCTGAACCATTCACGCCACTCGTTGCTGCCCTTTTTGCGGTTGCAGTTTTTGCAAGCAGGCACAAGATTAGATGCCACCGTAGCACCGCCCTTGTGCCGTGGTTTGACATGATCTAGCGTGTCAGCAGGTACACCACAGTAGGCGCATTCGTGGTTCCATGCCTCGAATAGTTGTTTTCTGAATAAATGCTTCGCATTGCGTTTCGTAATAAGGCTTGAGCCATCAATCAGATGATCCACGCAATTCAGGGATAGGTAACACTTGGACCGCTAAGCCCAAGATGTGATCGTTTGACGGCGCTAACTCAGTGAGCCGCGCCACAAAGTCATCTGATACCTCTTGCGGATCCTCATTGTCGCTCTCAACGACGATGGTGTATTCAACCTCAAGGACGTACTGCCTCATACCGTCGGTCTGCATGTGATGTCAACACCACCGCGCTCTCTTGGTCTTAGCGTCATCCAGATACCACCTAGGGACTTTGGCATCACGATACGCTCGATCGCCCAACCGCCAGTAGCACCAAACTCTTGCTTGTAGGTGCCGGTTTGCAGGTGCCAGCGTTGCTCAACCCATGCCTTGCCATTTTCCGCGATGCGGTAACACGGGTGCGCAACGATGCTGCGCTCGTGGTTGTGACCATTCACCATGATGTCAGCATCAGGCGCGATCTGCGCATAACGACCGCCCCCCATGGTGCCTTTGGTGACGATGCCGCCCCATGCGCCATGATGGAAGAACAGCGTGCAGCGGCGTGTTCTGCCTGCTTCTTGCCTGAACGCAAACCGCACAAAGCCTTGATAGCCCATGTGCTCGGTGACGGCACCATCGTTGCGCATCAGCCGCACCACGTTCTCCAGCGGGTCGATCTCTTGATTGTTGAGCACAGCAGTTTCGTGATTGCCATCGCCCATCATCAGGATCATGTCGCCGTAAGGCTTGAGCAGATCGGCTGATTCGCGGAATACCAAGTCAAAGTAGTTACCGCCTAGGTGTTCTGGTCTGATGTCGCCTTTGCTGCCGCGACGGTCTTTCTTGCCTTGCATCAGGCACAACACATCACCAAACATCAATGCATGACCGCCAAGGGCTTTGCATTCTTCAAGGTGCTGCAGCAGCAGCCTGCGGTCGCATTTTGGGTTGTCGAGGTGAATGTCTGACAGCAGCAGGAACGTTGCCTCTTCCTTGTGGCTGTGATACGGTATGCGTATCTCTAGAAGCTCTGGCGATACTCGCGTCGATGTGATCGCCATGCCGTCTGTAGCGGCTTACACAGAAAGTCTAATAGTCCCATCTGACTCTTGGCCTGCCTTGACGTATCCCAAGATGCACGAAGCCTTTAGGCGCGCCATAACCGAGTGAATACGGCCATTGCTTATCGCACCAGCTCTGGACGGCTTTAATGTCAACGCCTTTGACGTAGAAGTCCACCGCACCGACGCTGGGAGCGTTGTACAGGTGCTCTGATGCACTGGCACCACCTACTGAGCGATTGATTGCTGGCGGTCGATAGCCGCTGGTGATCACAATGGGCTTACCGCCAAATGCGCTGCGCACACGCTCAAGGAATGCAGCCAGCTCAGCAGCCGTGTCAATTTGATGCTGATGGTCAAATCTGCGCGGTTCTTGATCAAGCGCAAACTCACCGATGCGGATATGTGGCGTGATGCGTGCGCTGAATGGGCTTTTGGGCGACAGCTTGGCAGGTTGCTGCTGGATCTCGACGCGGCTGCCAGACCATAGTTTGCCTTCGGCTTCACGACGACGCCTAAGGCCAGCCTCGAAGCTGCTGCCGGGATTGCGATATAACAGCATCGCCTCAGGCACCGCAGGCCAGTCACGCTCACGCAGCCGCTTGCTGATCGTTTCAAAACCAGCAGCACCATAGAAGCCACTGCCGAGGTTGTAGGCAAAACTGATCAATGCAGATTTCTGATAATCTTCCATCTCTTGCCAATGCGGCACGGTGGTGCGCAACCGCTCAGCAATGCTGTCAACCTCTTGCCGCAGAAGCATGTCAGCCTCGACGCGGTTGATCTTGTCGCCTTGCTTGACCCTGCGACCATCGGTGTAGCGCGTCGTACCCCAGCCGATTGTCCACACGCCAGCAGGGCACTTGTACGCCTCAAGGTGGCAGCCCTCGAACTGCTGGATTATCTTGAGCGCAGCGCTTAGGTCAGCCTGCTTGCCCGACTGGCTCCAAGTGCTAAACCACGGCTGATCCCTATTTAACAGATCAGGCGCAACCTTTAATAGCTGCTGCTCTAATTCAACGATGGCGGCAGCCTGATGCGGCAGCCCACGCCAGTACTTAAACAGCGCCTCAAGTCTGACTGGTGTCTTTGTCACGTTTCCATGGTGCATGAATGGACATGGCGCCGCCTAGCAATCGGCTATCGCCAGTTTGCAGCTCTGGATCTATCGGATGCTCTACTACTACAGGCTCCGGCTCGGTAGGCTGTGCCGCGTGCCAATCAGCCTCAGCTTTGTCAAGCTTGGCAGGCAGCGTCAGCTCAAACCACCATTGCCTGATGGCTTGCTCTAGACGCCGCTCCCAAGCTGGCTTGCCGAAGCGGATCAGCCCTTTTTTGCTTTGATGGCACGCAGGGCGTGAAACACCAGTTGGATGATGCTGTTGTCACGCAGCGGCGACAGTGCGATCAGCTCAGACGCAGCAGCAACAACGATCCAAAAAGCAGGATGAGACAGAAATTCCATGTCAGCACATAGGTGGCCGTGCTTCCAGCA